GAGCGGCAAGTGTCTGCATGGTTTCGGTTTTGTATATGTAGTTTTGAAGGTACATTTCAAAAAATAAAAAAAACAGCTTGCAATAACAGATTATTTATTGTATAATGATAAACGTGTTAAGGAAATGTATTAAAGAAAGAATATAGGGGATTAGTTCAATGGTAGAGCACCGGTCTCCAAAACCGTCGATGGGGGTTCGAATCCCTCATCCCCTGCTTTAAAAGTACTGTATTTACAGTACTTTTTTTATTTCGTGTTGCATTTCGTGTTGCATAGTTTTTAAAATAGCTAAAAATGGGTGTTTTTCCTCTCATGAAGAGATTTATTCATGAGAGGGCTTGTCTAAACAATTCATACAATTCGAAAGATTCTGAACAATGTTTTCAAAGAAATTATCCATAACATTATCCACTGCAATTCGTTCATCTGAAAAGGTATGAGTGTATACTTTTTTCATTATCTGATCCGTTTTCCAACCACCACGTTCCTGGGCATATTTATCCGGTACACGAAGCTGTGCCATGACAGAGGCATTTATGTGTCTGAGGTCGTGAAATGTCATGTGTGGCATATCTGACTCTTCTAATAAGTACTGAAAACGCTTATAGAGGGTGTTATAGGAATATGGCACAAGTACATCGCCAGGTACTTTCTTAATTAAGCTTTTTATATATTCCGGAATCCTGTGTCTGCGGATTCTGGTATTATTTTTTGCTTCTTTCTTTCTAACATCGTCATTATCCACTTTTACAACTGTTTCCGTGATTGATATATAATTTCCGTCCTTAGAGATAGATTTTGATTTTGTAAGACCACGAATTTCTGACATTGAGAAACTAAGCCACATAGCAAGTAACACTGGCAGTTCGATGTCTGTGCCCTCGAATACAGCAAAGATTGCATCAGGAGTCTGTAAATCTTTAATTAATACCGGAACGGTAGGAAGTTTTACATTGGTATCAATTCCTTTGCAGAAAGCATTTAAAGCTGCACTGATTAAGCCATATTCATTTTTTACGGTCTTTGGTGAAATAGTTTCTGTTGGTCTTTTGAGGCTCTTTCGCTTGGCTTCACGGTTTACTGCCTCTTGCAGGTATTCCTTATCAACACTTGTAAGATAAGTATTCATGATATGTTTAAATCCATTTTTTTGCATCCTTTTGTATCCGGCTATTGTAGAGGGGCTTAAGATACCATCTTTTGAGTTAATATACATCTCAATCGCTTCACCAATCGTGCAGTTTAAGATATTTTTCTTATGCTCCTTTTCAGAAGCCCATTCGGCAGCCATCCGCTCTGCCATTCGCTTGCCTTTTGGACCAGGTACGTCACAGGTAAATGATTTGTAAAATCGTTTCTGTTTAACAGAGCCGTCTGGTTGAATAATTTCCTCGGTATGACTATAGATCTGGCATCGCCAAGAGCCGGATGCAAGTTTTCGTGCTGTTGCCATGTTATCACTCCTTTTTTGGGTATAAAAATAACAGCCAGCTTGGAACAGATGTTCTGCTTGCGTGACTGCTCCGGAGATGATACAATAATTTTGTTAGGTTAGGAGATTATATGCGTCTCCGGGGATATTTACTTGTATTTGCCGGTTTCTGCGCCAACAGAATCCGGTCTTAAAAGCTCCATGATGGTGTCTGTTTACAGGTGCTTGAATCATGGGGCTTTTTCATTTGTTAAATAAAACTAATCTCTGTTTTTTCCACATTTACATTTATGTGAAATAGCTGGATTAAAAGAACCACATCTTGGACAAATCCAACCATCTTCGGAGTCTAATGAGTTCTCATCTTTTAAAAGAGACGAAGAATTGTTGGAAGCTGGTTTGTTATTGTCTTCTGTAGTAGAATTAGAATCTTGAATCTGTGCAATAATGTATTCCTGATTGTATAACATTTCATAGATAGAGTAGAGAATGACAAAAATGACATAAGAAATTATTACTCCAGCTAAGAAAATAATGATTGTGGTTATCCAGTTTCTATCGCCTCTGAATGTTATGCCAGCTTGTTTAGCAATTAGTAAACTTCCTATTATTCCTAGAATAAGTTCTACGATCGCAATTATTTTACATTGTTCTTTCATTGATTGTTCCTTTCATAAATTAGTTTAACTATTCATCATCGGAGTTATCGTATTGATAAAGATTATCTGATGAATATGGTGCATCTGCCGAGAGAGACTGTCGGTATTCCTCTGCAAGCATAGTTCTGTTAAATTCGGCAGTTGGTTCAATACTTGTTACAAGTTGTTCAAGTTCATCCAGAGATACTTTAAAGAACTCTTTTCTCATATTCACTTTATTTAAACGTTTTTCATTAAGCATTTCGTGTAGCTTATTTTCTAAGGCAACTGCATCGTCAGAGAAAATAAAACTATGTACATCGAACTTAAATGGAACGCTGGCACTGCCAAGCTCATTGATTCGGTCTTGTGGGTCAAGACGACGTGTCATGCCGATTTTAAATACATCATCACCAAAAGAGCCGAGATTACTGATAATATAAACATTACCAGCTTTTCCGTTCTGCAGGTTAGAAATTTCATCTTTCTTTAATACAACCTGAGAAAGTTGGTTCTGTAATTCTAATATTCTTGCTTTTAATTTTGAAAGTTCGTCATCTGATAAAGATTCAGACATAGAAGATTCTAATTTAGTGATTTCATTCCGATATTTTGTTTCTTCTTTTTCAACTTTTTTCTTTTCTACTTCAAGGGCTTTTCGTTCTTCTGCTTCTTGACGCATCTGTTCTTTCAGAGCCAACTGTTCCTGACGAGCTTTTTCTTTTCGAACATAGTAGTTGTATTCGATTTTTACAGCATTTATAAAGAGGTATTCAATTTCGCCAATGAATTTTGTTAATGTTCCAGCAATGCTTTGATTCCCCTCTCCGGCAATCTGCAAATATTTAGCACTTACTTTTTTTACATCATCAATCGCCTTTTCTAGCTTTTCGTATTTTAAGCTATATAAGATGTTCTGCAGTTCGGCTCTTAGAGCAATAACCATCAAATTATAAATTGCCTTATTTGCCTTAGTTGTATATCTTGCAGAATAAGAATCTAAAAGTTTATTGATTTGTTTTTCGTTATCCCGATAAGCAGCACGTAAATCTTTTACATCCATGCAATGAAGATTGAGAATAACGGAAGGAGTAACTAAGTCTAAATCTTGAAAGTCAGTTGAACTAATTTTACAATCACTGTAAGGAACATCAGTGTTGAGAAAATTATTAATCGCATAATCTACACTCTTATATAGCTCTTTACAACGATTTATCTTTCGTTCCTGAGTAGTAACATTTTTAGAGAGTTTTTCACTCTTTTCTTTCAACTGGGATATTTCTTCGGATAATGTCCGAATTGTAGAGTTTCCGGAAGCAATCTGTTCATTCACCTTATCAATAAGTGCCTTTGTTTGTTCGTATTCGGTTACTCCAAGAGCATCTATTCTTGAATTCAAAGAGTGAACCTGTTCTTTTAATTCTTCGTTTTCCTTTTTAATTGAGGAAACACGAAAAATATCTAATAATCCCATTTTACAGTACCTCGTTTCTGCGTTTATATTTTAATAAATCATCATTTGTATATGTATTTGCAAAAGAATCTTTTACGAATACGTCTTTTCCTCCTTTCAACTCAATCTATCTTCAACACTCCCAGAGCAGGAGTGAAATATACCACATAATTATCCACAGTCGCATACACACCGTACTTGCTCCGGTAGCAGTCAACTGCTTCTTTCAAATATTCTTCCGTCACATCCAGATATTCCGCTATGTCTGATGCGGACCGGCATCCATGCTCAAATGCTCTGACAAGTCCCATGAGTCCGATTTTGAGATTGTATCCATAGAGCCGTGCACGGTACTCTTGTTTTCTATTCGATGCATTTGTCTGATCTAAGATGTTTCCGGAAGTGGTGTAGTAGTGTCCGAGTTCTTCTGCGAGGACACAGGATTTTTCTGTTTGTGACATTTTTCTTTCAAGTGCAATATTTCCATCAAAGTAAAGTCCTTTTAACCCTTTTACTTCTGACAAATCCATTTCAACAATATTCAAGTCTTTATGTTTTGTTTTTAATTCTTCGTAAGTCAAGAAGCCTCACTCCTTTGGGCGTGCTGCGACAAGTAGTTTTTTATATTCCTCTATCTTATTTAGCTCCTCAGGAGTAAAATTTTCTCCATCTTTGTGTGCTGCGGTAGTGGAAGACTCAGTTCTTTCTTCCCAACCCATTAGTTCTTGTGGAGAAACTTTTAATGCTTTAGCGAATTCTCTTATTTTAGATTCAGCTAAATCAACTTCACCTTTTTCTATTTTTGCGATAGATGACCTATCTTTATATCCAGTTAGTTCGGCTAGGGAATCTTGAGACATTTTTAATTCCAAGCGTCTTGCCTTTATGTTCTTATACAGGTCAAGCATAATTGAAAGCTCCTTTCTGCGTTGTTAATTTTTCTTAACACTATAATAACATGTTGTGTAAAATAATTCAACAAAAATATAAAAAGATGTTGACAGAAATTCACATAAGTGATATAGTGAATTTAGTTCACAGATGGGAGGTGAAAAAAGAATGGCAAATGTAGATTTGTTGAGAAATAAAATGACTGAATCAGGTATGACAGTTTCAGCGATTGCTACTAAATCAGGCATTTTGAGAGAAACTTTGTACAACAGAATGAAAGAAGGCGATTTTAGAGCATCTGAAATTGTAGCACTTTCTAAGACCCTTAATTTATCGAAAGGGGAAAGAGACAAAATTTTTTTAACTTAAATAGTGAATTAAATTCACATAAAGTAAAAACTAAACCATGAAACTTTACAACACCCGAAAGGAGAATGAGAGAAAATGAAAGTAAATCCTATTAAGTTTGAAAAAAAGTTATTTGTGGCATTAGCGGATAATGTTCCTTTTGATATTAAATGTGATGTGAATTATAAGACATCCAGCGGAGGAGTTATCAAAGCTATTTGTGTAAAAAATGTAGCGGTTAGTGTGGATGACGAGGATTACTGCGGAGTATATAAAAATGGTGAAATGATGGAAGCCTTTAACTATGGGCTTTATCATAATGAGGCTTCTATTTGCACAGCTATTGTGTTAGCAGTGTATGAGCAACTGAATTCTTCAAAGGAAGATGCTTTTGGTGTTCTTGACATTGAAAGTGCAAAAGATAACGGGACTCGAAGCATCGCACTCGCAAAAAAAGAGTGGAGCAGTATCGAAATTTATTTGATGTTTACGAAAGAGTATTTCAAAAAAATTATTGGGGTTTGGGAAGAATTATCAAAACAAAAAGATTTTGAAGGAAATTCGAAGTATCCGGTTGCAATTAAAAACGTTAAGTTTTTAAGAGGAACAGAGCAGGACGCTGAAAGACTTCTCTTAAATGTCAAAGAATTGAAGTAATGAAAATGGATAAAAGAGAACGAGGAGAACGAGGCTGTGCAGGACCAGAAAAAAGATAAAACTTACAATGCTCTGTCAGATTTCATCAACAACGAGTTAAAAATAGTTTTGACAGTAAAAAACATTAAAGATGGATATGCGGATTGTGAAGTGCATTTTGAAACAACAGAGCACAAAAATGATGAACGAGGATGGAAAGTAAAAAGAGAGGTATTTGCAAGTGAACTTTTTACAATATTGGATAAAACTCTTGTAGGAGCTGATGTCAAATTTAATGCCGATGCAAATGTTATCTTTGTAGAGAATATAAGAATTGAGGTACGTAAACATCATTGCGCTGTGTATCAAGATAATGAGTTTATCATGAGTTTTCCTGGCAGAATTTGTTCCGAAATTTACGCATATACAGCAATTGCATTATTAGTTAATAAGATGCTTCGAGACCAAAAACTAAAAAAGGATGCCCCTTTTAAATAAAAAAGAACAGATAGGAGGAGTAACAAGGATGAAAAAATTATTTATTTCGCAACCGATGCGAGACAAAACAGATGAGGAAATTCTTGCCGAAAGAGAAAAGGCGGTAAAAGTAGCAAAAGAAATGCTGAATGAGGAGGTAGAAGTTATTGATTCTTTTTTTCAGAAAGCACCTCACGATGCTAAGCCACTTTGGCATCTTGCAAAGTCACTTGAATTACTTGCTACAGCAGATGTTGCTTTCTTTTGCACTGACTGGGAGAAATATAGAGGATGCAGAATTGAACATACATGTGCCAACGAATATGGTATTCAAATTATTAGAAATATGACATTAGAACCATTTAAAGAGCGAAGAGTCGCACTGACTAAATATGAGTTGGCTGACATTAAAACACATTTAATTAGGGCAGAAGAACATTATAAAAAGCAATTATATTTCTGGGAACAGTTAGCTCTAAGAAAAGATTCGAAAGGCGAACTGGAGTATCAAAATGTGGTCGAGAATATTAAATTTTTAAGAGGACTGAAATGGGATGTTGAACGACTTCTGAAAAAAATTAAAAAAATGGAGTGATAAGGTTGAGCGATTTAAAGATTTTTAACAGTGAAAAGTTTGGACAGATGAGAACAATCAATATTAATGGAGAAGTGTGGTTTGTAGGGAAAGATGTAGCAGAGGCACTTGGATTTAAAAATTCCAGAGATGCGATTTTGACACATGTTTTTGAGGAAGATAAGGGAGTAGATACTATCTACACCCTTGGCGGATACCAGAAAATGACAATAATCAATGAATCTGGATTGTATGCATTAGTATTTAGCAGCCGATTGGAGACGGCTAAAGATTTTAAACATTGGGTAACCAGTGAAGTGCTTCCAGTAATTAGAAAAACAGGTTCTTATCAAAAACCGATGAGCCAAGTTGAAATGATGCGTATCCAGCTTGGAATGATTGATAACCATGAAGAACGAATTGCTGAACTTGAGCAAAGCATGACGATTGATTACGCTCAACAGCAGGCACTTAAAGAAACGGTAAACTATATTGTAGTTGGCGCACTTGGTGGAAAAGGCAGTGAAGCGTATAGAGAAATCAGTAAGAAAGTATTTTCGGAGTGTAATAGAGATATACAGAGATACTTCCATGTAAATTCAAGAAACAACGTGCCAAAGAAACGCTTTGATGATGCGATTGAGTATGTACAGCATTGGCAACCGTGTACCAATACTCAAATTGCAATCAAGGAGCATAATTCGCAAATGCGATTTGCATAAAGAAAGGGGAATCATTATGAAAAAATACGAATTTACAGGAGAAACAAAAACAGTGCCGCTTCTTTTTGGAGATGTAACACTGCACAGAATTCAGGCTATCACTAGTTTTGCAAATGTGGTAGCAGGGGAACTTGGCGGCTGGATTGAGAAAGAAGAAAATTTAAGTCACGTTGGCAATGCTTGGGTTAGTGGAAATGCGCAGGTTTATGGAAATGCTCGGGTTTATGAAGACGCTTGGGTTAGCGAAAATGCTCAGGTTAGTGATGATACTCAGGTTTATGGAGGTGCTCAGGTTTATGGAAATGCTCAGGTTTATGGAAATGCTTGGGTTTATGAAGACGCTTGGGTTTATGGAAATGCTCAGGTTTATGGAAATACTCAGGTTTATGGAAATGCTTGGGTTTATGAAAATGCTCGGGTTTATGAAAATGCTCAGGTTAGTGATGATGCTTGGGTTAGTGAAAATGCTCAGGTTAGTGATGATACTCAGGTTTATGGAAGTGCTTGGGTTAGTGGAAATGCGCAGGTTTATGGAAATGCTCGGGTTTATGGAAATGCTCGGGTTAGTGGTGATGCCGAGGTCTTTTCTACAAGACATGTATTAGTAATTGGTGCTATTGGTAGCCGGGATGCTTTTACAACATTCTATCGTGACAAAGACAATGAAATCACAGTCAAGTGTGGCTGTTTTTCTGGCAAGATTGATAAGTTTCTTGAAAAAGTAGCGCAAACGCACGGCGATTCAAAATATGCTCAAGTATATAAGAAAGCTGTAGAACTTGCAAAACTGCAAATTCTCACTGACTAATTAAAAAAGTCCCTCAGAAGCAGCAACTTCAAAAGGGACACACAAAAAAACTTTACATTTATGTATTTTAACAGATACACAGAGGAAAAACAATGAAAAAAATGAGTAATAAGAAAAAAAGAGATATTTTAGAAGTAGGTCTGGGACTTTGGACAGGCATCTGCTTCGGCGGCTGGTTGCGTAATGTCATCGAGTGCAAGGACGCACAGGCAATGGTATTTGCTGTGGCTTGGATTGCAGGACCGGCAGTAATTTTCTTCCTTGCTGGTTTATTGCAGGTAAGAAAGAAAAATAAAGCAAAGAAGCAGGCAGAGAAGTTTATTGAGAACTGGGCAAAATTTAAAATCGAAAAGGATAAGGCATCATGAGCAAGGTAGAAATTGAGTTTGCTGCACTTGAAGAATTAATTAGAGATTCGGAGAAAGTCAGAGTCTTAAACAGTTTGTTAGACAATTCAAGAGAGTGCGGAGAGGAGAAAATAGCACTGGACGTACTTAGTGCAGTGCTTGGTGTAGAAACGAGAGAACCGTTGACAGTAGATAAAGTTGTAGAGCTGTTTGAAGAGAAATGGAAAGAGGGTTGAGAGGATGCCAGTTACATATTTAAGTAAAGAGCAACAACGTGCCGCTCAGGTAAGACGGTGCTTAGGTGGTGCAATCTGTGCAAACGGAAGCTATAAAAAAGACTTAGCTAAAAATGCAGGTATGAAGTATCACACATTCTTAAAACGTCTGAATGAACCGGAAACATGCACACTTAGCGAACTGTGGACAATTTTGGATACGTTGAACGTTCCGGAAGAGGAAAGAAGCAAGATGTTGATTTAGGAGGAAAGAAAACATGATGGATGAATACTTACTTGAAATGAAAGTCGGTGCTGGATGCTCTGTAAGTGCGACCTCTGCCGGACACAGAAGAGAACAGGCAAGAGAGCATGAAACGTTAGAAAGAACAATTGTAATCACAAAGAGAGAGGAGAACTAAGATGTTAAAGTTATATGAAATTGCTCAGGAATACATGCAGTTATGCGAAATTGTAGAGGATACCGACGTGGATGAGCAAGTGTTTGAAGATACACTTGCAGGGATTGAAGCAGAACTGGAAGAAAAAGCGGATGCTTATGCAGTAATCCTTGCCAACTTGGATAACGATACTGAGAAGATTGATAAAGAAATCGAAAGACTTACAAAAATGAAAAAGATTTTAAAGAGTCGCAGTGACTTTTTAAAAAGAAATCTCACAAATACTATGCTGTTGATGAATAAGAAGAAATTCAAGACAGATATTCATTCTTATAGTATTTCAAAAAATGCTCCATCATTGAATATTCTTGATGAAGCAAAGATTCCGGAGAAGTACATGATTGCTCAGGAGCCGAAGTTGGATAGAAAAGCTCTGCTGTCAGATGTCAAAGCGAATCCGGAAGAGTTCAATGGTATTGCTGAAACGAAGCAGACAGAAAGTTTGAGAATCAGATAAATCTAAGAGGGAAAAATATGGAAACAAAGAAAATTTACACAGCAATCGTCGAAATCATGGACGATATCAAAAGTATTGGAAAAGACCGATACAATAAAATGCAAAGCTATAGTTTCAGAGGGATTGATGATGTTTATAATGCATTACAACCAGCCCTGATTAAGCACAAGGTATTTTGTGTTCCGACTGTAAAAAGTGTAAAACGAGAAGATGGAGTATCCGCAAAAGGCACCCCACTGAAATATACAGTTGTGGACGTAGACTATGAGTTTACATCTGCGGAAGATGGTTCTTCTATTAAGATAAGCATGTCAGGCGAAGCGATGGATTCGGGAGATAAGAGCTTGAATAAAGCCTTATCGGCTGCTTACAAATATGCGTGTTTCCAACTCTTCTGTATTCCAACGGAGAGTGAATCACATGATTCAGAGGAAGATACTTATGAATATCATCAAAAAGTTGAATCAAAGCAGGAAGTACCAAAGCAAACGGACAGAAAGATCACAGAGCAGGAGATTGCTAGCTTTATGCAAGAAGTACATCGAACTGGATGCGCATTAGACAAGATGTTAAAAAAGAGCAACGTAAAGGTTGTAAAGGAAATGAAATACAGTTGTTACCTCTACTGGATGAACTTAATGAAGAAAACTCCGGACAAGAAAGAAGAGGAAGCCAAAACAGCTTAGGGGATTCGCAGTTCATGCTGCTTATCACATATATCACACAAATACATAGCAGCTCTGTAAAAAAAGAAACTTCTTGCCAGGACGGTCACTGTTTAATAACAAACTTTCCTGGTCGGACAAGGTTCTAACAGAGCTGCAGAAAGGAGTATCCACGAATGGCAAGACCGAAAAAGCAAGGTCTGGACTATTTTCCGATTGACGTGGATATTTTCGAGGATTTAGAAGTAGAATATGCCAAGTTTGGCGCAGATGGATTTACAATTTATATGTATTTACTCACAAGAGTATACAAAAGGGGCTACTACTTAGAAGTAGATGAAGATTTCCTACTCGTGATGGCAGCACGACTGCGGATGAGCGAGCAAAAGGTGATGCAGGTCTTAAACTACTTGCTGAAACGGTCACTGTTTGATAACACACTTTTTCAGTCGGTCAAGGTTCTGACCTCTGCCGGGATACAAGAACGGTTTCAGCTTGCCGTGAAGACACGAGCACTGAAAAATCCGATTCAGGTAAGAGAGGATTTGTGGCTTCTCAAAAAAGAGGAGACCGAACCCTTTATTAAAGTGAACCCTTTTTTAAATAAATCCAAGAATAATGAGAGTTTTTCTGAGAATAACTTCGATAATTCCGAGAAAAATGCCATAAAGGAAAGTAAAGTAAATAAATATATATATATTGCTTCGCAAGAAAAACCTCCGGTTAAAGAGTCTACTTCCAGTATTGATACAAAGATCAGATATTTTGACAATCAAGAAGTAGAAGATGCTTTTTTGTTGTTTATTTCATACAAGAAGCAAAAAGGAGCAATTATCAATCCGAGCCAGATTGAGTTGTATAAAGAACGTTTATGTGAAGTAGCACGGACAGATATTGACAAAATAGCAGTCGCAAAAGAGGCAACGATGAGAGGCTGGGAAACGTTCTATCCTGTAAGAAAGACAAGAAGTACGCAAAATAAGCAACAAGAGACAAAGAAAGCGAAGTTCTGTAACTTTGAGCAAAGAAAATACAACATGAGTGAATTAGAAAGCATGTTGTTGAAAAGTAATTGAGAGGGGGTGAGAATTTGGGAACAGTTGTGCTTGTGCTCGTATTTTTAGCAATCGCAGGAACTTGCTGGATGATTGTTCGAGATACCGGAATGGAGAAAGAGGACGATGCGGAGCAGGAAGAGTACTTAAAGAAATGGATGGAGGAGAAAAAGAAATGAGAGTAACACTTGAAAATGGAGTAACACTGGAATTTGACTCGACCGGAATGGTGGAAGATTTCAAAGAGTGTGGACGGATGGCAGAAGAAACAGATTGTGAGGATGGCAAAGATTGCAAGACATGTAAATGCAATGTAGCAGTTGGTAACGTAGGATTGTGTACAATTCCGGAAGTGGCAAAAGCATTGGAGGAAGAGACAAATGAATGAGTTATTTGAAATTTTAGATGAATTATATGGAATAGAAGTACAAATGGAATCAGGAATTGATATCTTGAAAGATTTAGAAGACTTGTATATGCAGAAAGAAGCTGAAATTTGTGAAGAAACGGGCGAAATGATGAAAACATCAGAAGAAAGAAAAATAGCAATATTTTCACGAAGCTATATGGAATCAATGAGAAAAAGTTTGAGAGATGCAATCGAACGTCTTGATGATGCTTCGGTAGGATCTTTGTGGGAAGAGCATAAAAGAGAATATTGCCAGAAAGAGATTCCCCAAAAGCCAACCTTTGATGGGGATGGCTATGCTCCAGACGGAACGGCGGTATGGGACGAGTGGATTTGCCCATGTTGCGGAAGCAGATATGAAGTTGATTATGATGAATATGATTATTGCCCGAATTGTGGGCAAAGAATTGATTGGGCAGAGGTAAATGAAAGTGAGTTATAAAGATATTACATCCCAGAGCACCGAAGTGCTCTGGGGAACAAGAATGGCAGAGCGAAACGCTGAAACAAGAAAGAGACTTGAAAAAGAGCATAATGTCAAAGTTGGGGACAAAGTGAAAATTATCACGGAAGAAGTGAGTGAAGAGGATGGAGAGCGCAGAAAAAGAAAGAAAATCAAAAAAAGCGAAGTTGTTGATGTATATGAATACTTCATCCTGCTGCGAATTAAAACAAAAGCAGGAAACGGCTTTTGTGAATCGTTTGCGTGGAAAGAATTTGAAGCAATGAGAGGATAACGTAGCTAGGGAGGAGGTGATGCCAGTGGAACAGGAAGTGCAAAACAAAAATGACAAGAAAAAAGAATACCTCTTGCAATACAGAAAGGCAGAGAGAAGAGAACAAAATATCTTGGAAGAAATCCAGGAACTGCGGGCGGATAAGTTGTTTCCGTCCGTGTCCATGGATGGGATGCCAAAGGGAAGCGGTCAGGCAGATTTGTCTGACTTTGTTGCGTTGATGGACGAACTAATTGAGAAACTGAAAGAAGAACGTCTTTGCAAAGTAAAACTCAGAATGGAGATAGATGGGAAAATAAAAAGAATGGACGATACAGATGAAGCAGATTTGTTAAGGATGCGTTATCTTCGAGGAATGAAGTGGGAAGAGGTAATGGCAAAAACAGGATATTGCCGGGCACAAGTGAATAGAATACATGGAAAAGCATTGGAACATTTTGAAATGTAAAAATTAGGGATAAGATTTCTTTATAAGTATTGACATACGTATTAATACGTAGTATAATAGAATTAACTTAAGGAAAGGAGAATATCAGATGCCAATCAAGCCAAGTGAAATGATAAAACTTTTAAAGAAAAATGGTTTTGTTGCAGTCAGTCAGAATGGCTCGCATGTAAAGATGCGAAACCAAGAAACTGGAAAACAAACAATTGTTCCTCTACATAACAAGGATTTGAAAAAAGGAACAGAACAGACAATACTGAAACAGGCGGGGCTGAAATAAGCCCCTGTCTTTCAAAAAAAGTAGGAGGTAAGGGCAATGAAGAAGTTATTTTATCCAGCAATTTTTCACAAAGCAGAAGAGGGAGGTTTTTGGATTACATTTCCAGATTTACCTGAGTGCATAACGGAAGGCGATGATATGGAAGAAGCATACAATATGGCAGTAGATGCTCTTGGCTTGACATTAACTGACCGTATCAAATCCAAAGAAGAACTTCCAAAGGCGTCTGATATTGAAAATATAGAAAAACAAGAAGATGGTGTAATTGTTGTAGTTCAGTTCGATAAAGCTGAATATGACCGTAGACACAATAGCAGAGCAGTGAAAAAGACACTTACAATTCCGGAATGGTTAAATGAAGAAGCACTTGCTATGAATATTAACTTTTCACAGGTACTTCAAGAAGCGTTGATGGAAAAAGTTGGGATTCGTTAAAAAGTTAAAAGATGGAATAGAATGAGACATTCACTTTATGATATAGTGTAAATGGGTTTGAAAGGCAGAGAGCAAACAAAGTTTCATTACCTAGCCTATTTACGGTCATTGGTTTTTGATTTCCATAGGTATCCTCTAAAGTATTAAATGTTATGTAATCACAGCCTGCTGGTGGTTCGGCAGGCACATCAAAGCGTAGCTCAGTGGTAGAGCACTTGCAACGCATCTGCAAGAGGTCGGGGGTTCGATTCCTTCCGCTGTTGCTCACACGTGACGGTGTGCCCACTTGTTCGGGTAATGGACAAGAGCTGGTAAGTGCTAAACTTGCATGTTTCTCTTTTCTTTACATTTTATCTATATAGCACCCGGTATTTACTGGGTGCTATTTTTATACATAAATTTAGCAAGACAGGAAGGTGGGTGGATGGCAAACTATGAAAACATAAGAGATAAAGGTTTTGATAAACGAACTACGAACGAACTACGAGTAATCGCATCAAAAGGTGGTAAGGCATCTGGTGAGGCGAGGAGAAAAAAAGCAAACTTCCGGAAAACTTTAAACTTGCTGCTTTCTGCAAAAATTGAGAACGAGGAATTGACGCCATTTTTGCAGAGCCTTGGCATAGACAGCACGCTGGAAAGTGCAATCAATATGGCAATGATAAAGAAAGCATTAAAAGGCGATGTAAAGGCTTATGAGGCGGTGGCACGGTTTGCAGGACAGTACGAAGTACCAGACGAAGATATTGAGTTAAAGAGGGCAAGGAAACAACAGATAACTGGTGAAAACGAGACGGATGAAGCGTTAGATAGACTGGATGCGATACTAAAGGAGATGCGGGACAATGCAGTTAAGCAAGAAGCAGAATGAATATATTTTACATGCTACGCATCGCTGGAACATTAAATCCGGAGCAGTTCGTTCCGGAAAGTCTTTTGTAGATACTGCTTATATCGTTCCATTCCGGATTCGAGAAAGAAAAGGGAAACCGGGATTAAATGCTATCTTAGGAGTGTCTAAAGCATCTATTGAACGAAATGTATTGCAACCAATGCGTGAGTTGTATACCGATAAATTAATTGGGACTATCAACAGCATGAATATCGCAAGAATCTGCGGTGAGGACGTGTATTGTCTTGGAGCGGAGAAAGTCAGCCAGGTCGCAAAAATACAGGGTTCCAGCATTAAGTATTGTTATGGTGATGAGATTGCAAAGTGGAATCAAGATGTGTTCCAAATGCTTAAATCACGACTGGACAAGCCGTATTCGTGTTTTGATGGAGCGTGCAACCCAGAACAGCCAACACACTGGCTGAAAAAGTTCATTGATAACGAAGAACTGGATATCTATTTGCAGAAGTACACTATCTTTGATAATCCGTTTTTACCGCCTGAGTATGTAGAACAGCTCTGCAAAGAGTACGAGGGTACGGTGTGGTATGAAAGGCTCATACTTGGCAAGTGGAAGCGTGCAGATGGGGCAATTTACAAGCGTTTTGCAGATAAGTCAGAGTTGTTCTACTGTGAGATAAAAGACGAAATAGAGGGCAATACGGAGCGCAGAGAGTTTAAGAAAACAGATATTGTGTCGATTGAAATTGGTCTGGACTTTGGTGGAAATAAATCTGGTCATGCTTTTGTAGCAAGAGGATACACAGATAATTACAGAGAAGTTATTGGCGTGATGAGCAGGCGCATCATGGTAGACGATTATCCGGAAGGGATTGACTCAAAGAAACTGACAGAGCTTTTTCTGGAATTTGTACAGGAAGTTATTGATAGGTATGCGGTAACGGATGGGCGAGGAGAATACATGCAGTACTGCAATGTTGAAACAGTATTTTTCGACAATGCAGAATCAGTTTTAGGCGCATCCATTCGGAATAATGTAGAGACGAGATATCCCTGGATATCTGTAAAGCCAGCAAAGAAAAAGGCGATTATTGACCGTATCCGCTGTACACAGATGTTAATGGGAGCAGGACGGTTCTTCTTAACAGAAGATTGCAAGAGTTTGGAAACGGCTTTTTGCGATGCGGTTTATGATAAAGAATCCTTAGTGGATGAACGGCTTGACGATGGCAGTACAGACATTGACAGCTTGGATGCGTTTGAATATACAATTGAACGAGATATGAAGTATCTGATTGATGAGGAATAGAAAATGTTTGATGGAATTAAGAATTTTCTGAGGAGGATAGCGAGAATGTTTGGCTATACACAATTAAAAAGTATACTAGGAACAGACGTGGCATTATCGCAGGAGATGATTGATGCCATCAACGAATGGAAGATGATGCTTGATGGAGCAGCGGATTGGGTAGGAAATGAAATACAGTCGCTTAAGATTGAACAAGGGATTTGCCGTGAATTTGCGGATACAGCATTAGTTGAAATGGAGACATCTATTTCGGTGCCAACTTTAGATAAAATATACCAGAAACAACTTACATTATTGAATGAGCACATGCAAGATGGACTTGCACTGGGCTCTTTTTGTTTGAAACCGCTACCGGGAGGAAATGCAGAATTTATCACTGCTGATAAATTCATACCAATTCAGTTTGGGGATAACGGGAGACCGGTTGATGTTGCATTTCTTACCGTAAAGCGCATTGGAGAAATAGATTATTATACTAGAGTGGAGCGCCACACACTTGCGAACGGAACATTAACAATCTCAAACAGATGCTATCACTCACAGACACAGGCTGACGTTGGACAGGAATGTTCTCTTGAAGAAGTGGGTGAGTGGCAGAATATAGAAGCCGGTCCGGTCGGTTATCCAGGAATGAAGCAAATGGATTTTGGATATTATCGTAATCCACTGCGAAATAATGTAGATGGTAGTTATTGCGGTGTATCGGTATATGAATCTGCAAAAGAGCGGATTATGAAAGCGGATATTCAGGCGGCAAGGCTTGACTGGGAATACAATTCCGGGGAACGTGCTATTCATGTGGATGAGAGAGCACTAAAGCAAAAAGGTGGACGTTTTAATCTGCCACGACTAAGCAAACGATTGTATCGTGGCTTAAATCTTGAGGATGGAAAAGACAAAGAACTGTTCCGTGAGTACTCTCCGGAAATGCGTGACGAAGCGTTTAAACGTGGCTTAGAAGAATATAAGCGAGAAATTGAGTTTATCGTAGGTTTAAGCTACGGAGACCTTTCAAATGTACAGAATGTTGAAAAGACAGCGGAAGAAATCAAGTCATCAAAGGCAAGGAAGTACAATCGTGTAAAAGCAATACAAGGAAAACTTCGGGACTGTCTGGAAGATTTTGCGGCAGGGCTGGCATTTTATAATTCCATGTACACTTCCGGTTATGAGTTCTTCTGTGAATTCAGTGATTCCATTTTAACCAGTGAAGAGACAGAACGACAGCAGGATAGACAGGATGTGAACATGGGTGCAATGACCTTAGTAGAGTACCGTGCAAAGTGGTACGGTGAAACAGAGGAAGAAGCCGCAAAGAAGATTATTGATGAAAGTGTAGACCCTGACCCGATTGAGGAGTAAGCATTTATGATGACACCAGATGAAAAAGGAACACTGCCACTTCGGACGGAAAAACTTTTTTATGATTTGCAGAACCGTATTTATGCGGACATTGTAAGAAGAATCAAAAAGACTTGTGAAATTACGAGTACGGCAGATTATCAGATAAATAAACTCCTATTGCTTGGAAATAGTACAGAGTTCATAGAAAAGGAATTGAAAGATCTTTTAAATGCTTCTTATCCAGAAATCTGGGCTTTGTACGATAAAGTCTGTGACTGGGAATATGTCCGTAATAAAGACGCTTATGAGCAGATAAATGGCAATTTTGTACCACTGGAAGAAAATAAGACGGTCAGACGGTGGGCGGAAGCAATCGCAAAGCAGACGCAGGGTGAGATAAAGAATCTTACACGGTCGATGGGATTTACCGTACAAACCCGTGGCAAGAAAGTATTCACACCACTGGTAACGTATTACCAGAAGTATTTAGATTCTGCCTGTATGGATATTGTAACAGGTTCGTTTGATTATAATACTGTTTTAAGAAGAGTCGTAAAAGAAATGACGGCATCCGGGCTACAAACAGTAGATTATGCGTCCGGATGGAGAAACCGTGCACCTGTGGCGGTAAGACGAGCCATTATGACAGGTGTTTCACAGTTGAGCAGTAAAATAAACGAAATGGTTGCAAAAGACCTGAAAACGGATAAATACGAAGTGACATGGCATGGTGGACACCGACCAGAACACTGGTGGGGCGGTAAAGTCTACAGCTACGATGACCTTGTAAGAGTGTGCGAACTTGGAGAAGGAAGAGGTTTATGTGGATGGAATTGTAAGCATAGTTACTATGCTTTTGTGGATGGTTTTTCTGCAAGGACTTATACAGACGAGCAGTTAGAAGAGCTGGAAGCAAAAGAGCAGGAAGAGCATGAGTACAAAGGCAAAAGCTACAATGCATACCAGGCATCACAGGCACAACGGCAGATGGAAACGACCATGCGGGCACAGAGAGCAAATATTAAGAACCTGAAACAGGGAAATGCAGACTTGGATACCGTGATAGCAGCTCAGGCGAGATATCTTAATACACTAAGTCAGTATAAAGACTTTTCAAAGAAAATGAAACTTCCGGAGCAGATGGAACGAGTGTATATGGATGGGCTGGGGAGGATGGCTGGTAGAAGAACTGTTCAGATTGCACCAAGACGTTATAAAGATAATGAAAAGAATTTTACTACTTTTGATGGAAGAAGTCCGCAAAAGGGGAGGGATATTATAAAGCCTCATAACATTATGAAAGAAATGAATAAATCTGAAATAGGACGAGAATTATTAGCATATATACAAGATAATGATATTCCTGTAAATATATATTATGGGGTGGATGTTGAACCAGGACGAGCAGGGACATTTGAATCAGGGACAATTAATGTATACGCTGATAATGTAAAGAAAGTGAAAGATGCAGCTCTTACTGTGATACACGAAGCAACACATGCTAAAATCAATAAGCCAAATACTAAAAACCAAGAATTAGAATGTTTTTTGAATGAATGCAGACATAGAGGTGAGAAATTGACAAAGGAGACGATTAAGGATACAATGAAATATATAGATGACATGTATCCTTATTTGAAATGGGAGTGATTTTATGAATGATACTTTGCTTATGCCAACCCATGAACGCTTGAAACTTTTGCGTGAGGGAAAATGTGTATTATGTAAAAAGTGCAAAGGAAAGATGATAGCAATAGGAGATTGTAAAAAAACAAATACTTTTCAATGTGAAAAGTGTGGCAGTCAGCTAATTATTGATTAAAAAGTAAAGAAATTATATCCAGAGTTACCATGGAGGTGACAAGATGAATCCTTATGAATTTATGGAAAAATTAAGAAATGGCGAAAAAGTTATCTGTCCATGTTGTAAAAAAAGGTGTAATGATTGCAGTTGGAGATTTTAAAACAACAAAAAGTTTTCATTGCGATAGTTGCAAAAAAAGATTGAATATTGATTAATACCATCAGTTGAGCGACTGGTGGTATTTTTATACTATTTTTAAAGGAGAATTTGATGAATAGAAAGAATAGTTTTGAGCGGGGGGTAAAACTTAACCCTGTAAGCACTGACTCCATGAGAGGAGTGTTTTAGTGCAAAGAGATATGATAAGCGGTGATATGAGGTTTATTGGGACTAAAAAAGAAACGTTATATCAGATGTCAAAGAAAAGCAAACAGTTATTTAATGCATATAAAAGTTCCGAAACAGAGCTTGGTATTAAAGAAATAAAAGTAGATAAACAGGGATATTCCATTACACTTAAAGCAGAAATAGAGGCAAATGCAACAGCTTCTAGTAAAAAATTTGTAAATGCAGTATATTCAATACCATTGAAAAGAGTTATTGGAAAAACAGTAACTCTTCAATATGATGACTACAAAAGCAATGTACCAAATGAGAGTGCAGTCGTTGGAGTCGCATATATGCAAAATGGCAAGTATTGTTATAAGACGTTGATATCTACAGAAAAACAAAAAGCAATTACTTTATCTATTCCGAAAGAGGCTACGAATGTTAAAGTTAGACTTTTTGTAACAGAAAATACAGCCGGAAGTGTATTAGCAGGAAAATACGAGGCGACTTTTAAAGGTGTTATGTTGTCAGTGGGAAAAACAAGAAGAAAATGGGAACCTTATAAGGAGTAAAAAAATGAAGTGTATATTTAAAAGACAGGCAACAAGTGCGAATACTCCGATAAAATTGGAATTTGATGTTGCTGGAATTGAATACTTGGTTAAGAATTTTACTCAAGGCGATATTTATGTGGCACTTGAGGAGACATCAAATAAAAATGATTGTTTATTGATTCCGGCAGAATGTGCACAAGTAATTACTGCCAGAGCAGATACGAATTATCTTTCAACGATGAAAGGAATTATGACAATTATTCCAGAAGAGACAGATGAAAGAGGTGTCGAAGTACAATGCCTGAAATGGTAGATGATGTAATATCAGGGATGAATTTTTCTGGATTAAAATTAGGGAGATTATATAAAATAAAAAAATATAATTTTGAAACAGTAACTGGTAATCCGGTTGTTTGCTTAAATAGTGCGAAAGCACCGTTGAAAAATTTGAGAATATTTGGAAAGAGCACACAAATAAGTACGACAGGAGCGCAGTTATTACCTCTTGTAGATAAAAAGTATTCTGCAAATGGGATTAATTGGGAGTGCAAAGATGGGATTATTACTGCGAACGGAGTAACAAAACAACAAATAAATGGGAACGAAGCAGATTTTTATATTGTTGGAGGAAAAGCAGTATATGAAGAAACTAAATTCAAAGAAGGAACAGTATTTTTCAAAGTTGAAGGTGCACCAGCAACTAATTGCTTTACAATATTTGTTGTAAAAGATGATACATCAGTAATTGCAGCAATCAACGCAACAAATGTTAAACAAAGTATAAAATTCGTCCATAAAAAGGGCAGCAAGTATCGTATTATGCTAAGAAATACAACAAAAGCCGGAACTAAAATAGATATATCTGATTTAAAAATAATGTTTAATCAAGGAAGTGATTACTTGCCTTGGGAACCTTATACTGGAGGAAAACCGTCACCATCATTAGAATATCCGCAAGAAATTAAAAATATTGGAGAAACTGGTGAGGTTGCGGTAAGAATAAAATCAGTAGATGAAGAGGAAAAAGTATTTTTAGTTAAAACAGAAGATGGTCTGCTTGGTATTCCGTCCTTAACAGAAGGTAATTTTGTAGATGAGCATGGACAAAAATGGTTTTGCGATGAAATTAACTTTGAACTAGGAGTAAAAGTCAAAAGAGTAGAAAAAATCCAATTAAATGATAAAATGGAAATCCTTTTGAAAGATGTTAAAGTTGATTCATCAAGCAAAACAACAGTTCGTCGTTTTGAAATTTCAACAAATACTTTGTTTGATGCAAGGCTAAGAAGAGGAGAAATGTTATGCCGTTATTTTATTAATGAGACTAGAAATGGTATACAATGTAAAGGAATATGTTTTACCTATGTGAAAAAGATATTCCTTTATCCATGTAAAGAGGGTGAAAGCATAAGTTTAGAAGAATTTAAAGAGTGGATTTCTTCACATGAAGTTATATGCTATTGTGCGTTACAGAAGCCTGTTATAGTTAAATTAACAGATGAAGAACTTGCAAATTATAAGGCAATGCGAACGTATAAAGGAACAACGATATTCAGTTCAGAGACAGATATGGAAGTAACTTATAAGAAAAAATAATTGAGATGCTGAAAGGCATCTTATTTTTATGCCTTTTTTCGGCAGGCATTAAAGAACCGGATATATCCCATACCGCTGAAAGAGCGGTCAATAAATGATTTCAGGAGGAATGTAGCATGAAAAATATCTATGAGATTCTTAAAGAATTTGGACTTGAACTTCCGGCAGAGAAAAAAGCAGACTTTGAAAAAGCATGGAAAGAAAATTATCGTACCAAAGCAGAGTACGATAATGCAGTTACAAAGAGAGATGAGTATAAATCCTCTCTTGATACGGTAAATGAAAGGCTGAAAGAATTTGACGGAGTGGACGTAAAAGACTTACAGAGCCAGATTACAAAGCTTCAGGGTGATTTACAGGCAAAAGACGCAGAATATGCTCAGAAAGAGGCAGAACGTCAGTTTACCGGAGAATTAAGTGCTGCAATTAAGAAAGCCGGAGGCAGAAATGAGAAAGCAGTTATGGCAATGCTTGACATTGAAACACTCAAAGCATCGAAAAACCAGTCTGCTGACATTGAGGCTGCGATTGGAGCAGTAAAAGAGTCTGATGCTTATCTATTTGGTTCAGATGAACCATTTAAGAATCCAGTAGGTTCAACCGGAGGAAACGGTGGCAGTGGTGGAGCAGATGGAGTGTCTGCGCTTCGTGCCGCTATGGGACTTCCGGAAAACAAATAAGGAGAAGTTGAATGCCAAACGCAATTGAATTAAGAAAACAGTACTCAACCCTTTTGGATGAGGTCTACAAGTTATCATCTTTAACAGCTGTGCTGGATGGAGCAAATAACTTGGTAAAAGAGGGTGCAAATGCAAACGAAATTTTGATTCCGAAAATGACTATGCAGGGTCTTGCAGATTATTCCAAAACAAACGGATATGCGGCAGGAGATATTACATTAGACTATGAAACTAAGAAATGTACTTATGACCGTGGTAGAAAGTTTGTTGTAGATGCAATGGACAATATCGATACAGCAAGTATCGCATTTGGTAAATTATCCAGTGAATTTCTTAGAACACAGGGTGTCCCGGAGCTGGATGCTTATCGTCTGTCTGCTTATGCACAGACAAAGAATGTAGCAACAGTAAGTGCAGATATTGCAGATGGAAAGGCAGGACTTGCAGCACTTCGTGAAGCAAGAAATCACATTGAAAATGCAGAGGCAAATCTTGCAACTTGTTACCTGTTCATTAATCCGACACTTTATGGAATGATTGATGACTTAGATACAACTGCATCCAAAAAAGCACTGGAGGGATTTGCAGGAATCGTAAAAGTACCATCGGGAAGGTTCTTCAATAAAGTAAAACTGACTGCTTCCGGAGCAGGTGGATTTACAAAAGATACCGGTGCACTTGCGATGAACTTTATTTTGATTGATAAACAGGCAGTTATCCAGTATCAGAAGCACACTGTTTCCAAAATTTTCACACCGGAACAGAACATGAACGCAGATGCATGGCAGTTTAATTATAGAACTGTCGGTATTGCAGAAACTTATGACAACAAAGTAGACGGTATTTATGTACATACAGTAAAAACCGCTAGTTGATGAGATTATGAAAGTAGATTATAGTTTTTATATTGAAAGGTTTGGAGGAAGTCAGGTGCCAGAAAGTGCCTGGCTTTCTTTGGAATTGAAAGCAGAAAAACGTCTGGAACATTTCAGTTTTGGAAGAACTGCATGTGATTGGTCAGAAAAAGACTGGGAACAAAATGCAAAGTATGCAATCTGTGAAATGACTGAAGCAATGCAAAAGAGAGAAGCAAGAGGAAATATTTCATCGGAAAACAACGATGGATATTCCGTCAGCTATCAGACAGAACAGACAGAGGAAGAATTTGAAAGTCGTTTATATCAGATTGCAAGCACTTATCTAATGTCAAGTAGTCTTTTATACATGGGAGTGGATGAGGAATGATTGTAAATGCGGATATTACCCTTTACAACCGAAGATTAGATAAGACAACACGACAGTACATCTATAAACGTACCGTGCTTTGTGGTGTGCATTGGTACACAGACCAAAAGGTAGCGGTGAGTGAAAAAGGCTTAGACAGCGCAGATTCGATAAAGATTCGGATTCCGATGACAGGAAGAAAGGAAACGTTCTTAGAGCCATCGGAATATGCAAGAAAAGAAGATGTGACAGGTTTTTTCACTGCTTCAAATGGGGATGTGTTTGTAAAAGGAATCTTAGAAGATGAGATTGCAAAAGAATCCGATTTAGAGAAGAAAGGCTTGCTGTTTGGAAGAATCTTAAGCCACTCAGACAATCGGAGAGGGTTAGAACCTCATATCCGGATTGGAGGCGCATAATGTCAAAGACAAGAGTGCGAGTTGAAATGGACGACGAACAGAAAATCCTGTTAAAACGTTCTTTAAATAAAAATGGAGCAGGACAAAAGTTCTTCACTCATGAAGTGAGACGTTTGTGTGTGCCTTATGTCCCGAAATTAAATGGACCACTTGAAAATACAGCTGTAGAATCAACGACCCATATTACTTACGGTCAGCCTTATGCAAGACGTCAGTACTATGAAAATTCCGGAAAGAACCGAAGTAAAGCACCACTTGCTGGTAAAGAGTGGGATAAGCGAATGTGGGCAGACAGAGGAAACGAAATTGTAGAATCTACAGCAAAGTTTTGTGGAGGTAAAAGAGGATGAGTGTAATTGGTGCTATCCGGGATTTCATTGCAACGTGTCCGTACTTGGATGAGTTTGAAGAGACGTTTTCAAAGGTAGATATTGATTTCTTGGAAGAAAAACCAACAAATTATATGGTTGAAGCTGTACCAGCAGAGCCGATTGTGAAGCGATACACAAATGGAGACAGCATAAGACGTGTTGCATTTCATTTTTGTAGCAGAGTGTTCTGGGGAGATGTTGAAAATATTGATACCTCAGAATTTTATGAACATTTTCAAGAGTGGTTAGAAGATTGCACAAGAAACAGAGAGTTTCCAATACTTGACAGCACAAAAGAAGCTCGTTCCATTCGGGCAACAACAAACGGTTACATGGTAGATGCAGAAGCAAAAACAGCACGGTACACGATACAGTGCGAATTTATTTATTTGCAGAAAAGGAGATAAGCATGGGAGTAAAACAGAGATATCAGGAAGCGGATTATTTAGACGTAGGAACCGAAGCGGAAAAGTACGCATTTATGGGGACTGGCTTTACAAAAATTGATGATAGTCCAGCCGCACAGACAACTAGCAAACGCTATGTTAATAATAAGTCTACAACAAAATCAATCGGCTCTTACGACTGGTCAGCGCCTTTTGAAATGGACATGATTGAATCGGAAGAGGCAGTAGGTTTTATCGTCGAAATTGGAAGAAAAGAAAAGACCGGAACGGATGCAGAAGCAAATTATGTGCGTGTGGATTTGGCAGGCTCAAAAACAGCAAACGGCTATCCAGCAAGAAAGAGAAAAGTAGCAATTGAAGTAGCTGAATTCACAGACAATGACGGAGAAATCACAGGCTCTGGAAACTTACTTGGTAAAGGTGACTGGGTGTTTGGATATTTCGACCCTGAGAAAAAAACCTTTAAAGAAGATGCGGGGGAGTAAAATCCCTCTCTTCTAAGCTGACAAAGGCAGTAAAAAGAGAGGTAGTAAAGAATACTGCCGAATTAAAACAGGAGGAAAATGCAAATGGAGATTAATATCAATGGAGCTTTGCTTAATTTGAATGTGTTTGAAGCAAATCAGGCACAGAGATTAGTGGAAAGCTATAAATATGTAGCAGAAGAAGCAGAAAAAGCACAGGGAAAAAGTCTGCCAGAACAGATTAATATTCAGTGCGAAGCAGTAAAAGTTGCATTTGATAGTGTTTTTGGTGAAGGAGCAGGAACTGCAGTATGTGGTTATGAAAATGACTTAATGAAATGCGTTGATGCTTATACAAGACTTTGTGAAGAGAAAGATAGGCAGGAGCAGATGATGAATGAGAAAACGAATCGTCTTTTGTCTATGTATGCAGATGACCAGGAACAGGTGATAGAGGAAAAAGTAACTCCTCTTCTGTCCGTACAGGAATAAGATATGAGTTTTTTGACAGAAAAACCGCCAGAAAGTTTAGAAGTAAACGATGGGAAATATCCAATTTATGCAGATTTTCGCACTGTTTTACGCTATATGGAAGCAGTAGAAGATGCGGATGAAACGTTAGCAGACATAGAAAGATGCTTGCGGATTTTGTATAAAATACTACCACGAGAT